CCCTTTAATGCGACTGAGAAATTATGAATAACATAAACATTAGCCAAGTGCCATCTATGTGGGAAGGCACTGCAACCTATGAAAATGATTTGTTTTACTTCCAACCTAAGCAAGAAATGACAGTCCAAGACATTAGATTTTTTCTGAATCGCAAATGCAAGGCACTAAGAGCAAAACTTGAAACCAACCTCACTCCTGGTTACCAATCAAGATGGCAGAATCAACTTGATCTTTACGAATCAATCCTAAAACACTTACCTTTGCAATAAATCAATAAAGCTATGCCGTTAAAAAAAGGAACAAGCAAAAAGACCATCAGCAAAAACATTGCTATGGAAATGAAAAAAGGCCATCCTCAAAAGCAAGCAATTGCTATGGCTTTGTCTTCTGCCGGAAAAAGCAAGAAGACCACTAAAAAGAAAATGAAATAATAAATCACAAAACTAAGGCTGAAAGGCCGGTACAAATTATGGCAGCACCTAAGGGAAATCAATGTTGGATGTTAAGGCTCAAGCATGGCCTTGATGGGAAATTTAAAACTCCTGAGGAAATCCTTGAGAACTTCGAACAGTATGTTCAATGGGCAGAAGAGACTCCTCTGATTGAGGTAGACTTTCGTGGTAAAGATGCAACTGAGGTTAGATTGCCTAAAAAAAGATTGCTGACCAAAGAAGGTTTTGCTCTTGCTTGTGGCTTCTCCTGCTGGACTAAGCTATCTGAATATAAGACCAAATCAAAAGATTTTGGTAGTGTCTTTACACGCATAGAGCAGGCCATCTACACAAGCAAACTTGAAGGGGCTGCAAGTGGCCTATTCAATCACAACATTATCGCAAGGGACTTGGGCCTAATGAATCAGGAGCAAGTCACTATGCAGATGACAGAGGTCATTAGACCTACAAGTCCAAAGGAGGCTAAAGCATAGAAGTAACTTGGCAAAGATTGACTTGTCAAGTCCTGACCTTTGGCAGGAGAAGTATCTTGATGCAGTAACTGACCCAAAGACTTACAACATCCTTTGGGGAGGTGCTGGAAGTGGCAAGAGTCAGACAATGATTCAGATGCTACTGGCTGAGATATGCGACCACAGAAACAATGAGTTTCAAACTTACTTTGTAATCCGCAAGGTTGCCTCAACACTTAGAAACTCAGTCTTTGCAGACTTTCAAAACAAGATAACTCAATGGGGCTTGAATAAGCTGTGCAGAGTTAAGACTGGTTACTTAGAGATTCAATCCGGTGGCAACAAGATTATATTTCTTGGTTGTGATGACCCCGAAAAGCTAAAGTCACTTAGTCAGGCTAAATACATTTGGATTGAAGAAGCTACTGAGCTTACACTTGAGGACTTTACTCAGATAACCTTGAGACTTCGTGGCAAATCTGAGCATCCTAAGAGATTCTTCTTGACTTTCAATCCTGTCTCCGACAGTCACTGGATTAAAAAGAGATTCTTTGATGATGTGCCTGCCAAGGAGGCCAATGATGTGCTTAGACTTCATGGCACTTACCTTGATGCCTTAGACTTCTTAGATGACCAATACCCTGTCAGGATGGAGGCACTAAAAGAAGTAAGCCAAACTTACTATGAGGTTTATGCCTTGGGGCAGTGGGGGATTTGGGATCGGGAGTCGCTTTTTGCGACCTCATTTGACTTCAGTAAGCATGTGTACCAAGGCTACATCAAGGCCTCTCCGATTCACAATCTTTATCTTGCTTTTGACTTCAATGTCACTAACACTTGCGTTGTAAGCCAATACATCAAGAACTCATCTGAGGGCTTATTTTATGCCACCATCAATGTCATTAAGGTTTATCGGGTTGGTGATCTTGCAGCCTTGTGCCAAACAATCAAGCAAGAGTTTCCCGACATGACTTACATCATCAATGGTGATGCATCAGGTGCAAGTAGAAACGCATTCACTCAGGATAATATCTCAGCTTATGCTCTCATCAAGAACTACCTCGGCATAGGTGACATGCAAATCCAAGTGCCAAGGTCAAACCCAAGCCACATAGCAAGCAGGCTGGTAACCATCCTGACTCTTCAGAAGGCCAAGGTGCAGATTAGTGGCAAAAGGTGTGATGACTTAGTTATTGACCTTAAGGAAGCCAAAGTGAGCAGGCAAGGAAGCCTTGACCCTTGGAAGAATAAGAACCCGGATAAGTCTCACGCATTAGATGCCTTTCGTTATTTTATTTTCTCTAATTTTGCAGAGATCACCAGTAACTTTAATCTCGAAAAGTATGGCACAATGTTGCAGTAATTGTTTCAAAGCCTGTGAGCCTCTTAACAGTTGTCCTGATGCTTTATTAATTCTTGTGCCACCAACTTATCCGGAGGATTCAATCATTATCAACATCAATAAGCCTGGGGTGAATGCTCGCATAAGCCAGCAACTTGACATTGATTACCTCGGATATATTGAGATTGATTTGGCAGGCTGTCCTGATGGATTTTTCAATCCTTATGGTGGACAATATGAGTTAATGTTCATAAATCCCATCAATCAGAAGGTGTATGAGTTCACTGCTGTTGATGGCTTAACTTACTCAAGCATTTGCTTCAGCTTCTCACCAACCTATCGGAATGATGAGGGCATCAATGAGGTAATCCTAAATATATTCAACGATTTAATTTCTGACCCATATTATGTATGATGAACTTATTGCAAGTTGTGGTGGCAAGCGAAGAGGCTGCTGCATTATTGAACTCCCACATGATTCTCAGCCTGCTGACATTGACTCTGATTGCTCTGATCAGTGCAGCTTTTTCCTTGTTCTTGGATTATCTGCTGGAAGACCATCCGATTGGGCAGTGGTATCTGTACCAAATTCAGAAGTTGCCGACTTTGTGGGCCAAGCCACTTGGTGAATGTCCTTATTGCTCAGGAGCATGGCAGTTCCTGGTTATCTCTTGTCTAATATTTAACCAACCATTCTACTTATGTTCAATATTTTTAGGCGCAAACCATCTGTTCCTCCTCCTCCTGTCGTTAATTCAGAAACGGATGTTGTCAATCATCCGGAAAAATTAAAGTATTCGGGAGTAGCCCCAAAGGACAGATGGGATCAGATAGAGTATGCCTTCACTTCCGGAGGTGTCAAATACTTTAAATTCGTATCTGAGGTTAATGTGCCATTTCAGAGGGCAGTGGCAGCAAGAGACATATTCACCGAGGAACTTTGGCAAATCAATCCTGACTTCTTGAGAGGCTGGAACAATGGGCTAATCAACCTATTGATGGACAAGAAGAAGAAGGATGATAAGAAGCTTTATGAGGTAGGCATTATGGCCTCAAGACTCAAGGAACAGATGGAGATGTCTGTGAGCCTGCTCAGGCAGTTAAAGCTTGCAACAGTTGTTTATTTTGATGAAAATGAAAATCCTTTAGACTACCAATATCCATACAACAAGCAAAAACTTGAGCATTGGATAAAGTCCAATGATGTAGAAGGTTTTTTTTTGAATCTGCCGGAGTACGCTTATCTTCCCTCTTTGACAGAATACAGCACGAATTTTCCGACTTATTTGCAGGCAGAAACTCTCCAAAGCCTAAACAACCTGAAGCACATTATTGGACTTCAGTTGTCAGACAGCACAGACAGCGATTTAGCGAAGTCCTTAGAATCGCAAGTGGAGATGCTCAAAGAGCTAAATTCTTGGTCGAAAGGCCAATCTATGAATACTATCTAATTTATTCGGCATGGATTGCTGAGCAGAAGAACAGAAGAAGTCATAAATAGGGTTTTTTTTTGTGTTTTTGTTTACGAGTTAAAGAGCCTCCCAAATTGGGGGGCTTTTTATTGTAACTTTGTGACAAATAGAAAGACATGGCAACCATTTCCAATAATGATATTAAGATTAGGTATGTTGTTGAGACATCCAATCTTGAAGCTGCTGCTCAAGCATTTGATAAGTTAAGCAATGAGGAAAAGCAGGCACTTGCTGACTTAAAGAAGTTTAACCAGGAAAGCCAAAGCACTAACAAGTCAATGGGAGAACTTGGTAGCATTGCTGGCAAAGTTGGTGGTGTTCTTGGTGGCCTATTTGCGGTTAGTCAAATCAAACAGTTTGCTTCTGCTGTGGTTGAGACAACTGTCAAGTTTGAGTCAATGAGAAAGGCTATTGATTTTGCATCAGGATCAATGGAGGCAGGTGCAAAGAACTTTGAATTTATCAGAGACTTAGCCAATAGACTTGGACTTGATTTAAGAGCAACGGCTGAAGGTTATAAGACCTTTGCATCAGCCTCTAACTTAGCAGGCCAAAGCAGTCAAGAAACAAACAGACAATTTGCAGCAGTTGCTAAGGCTGCTCAGGTAATGGGCTTATCTGCTGAGGATACTAAAGGAGCATTCTTAGCACTTGGACAAATGATGTCAAAAGGGAATGTGCAGGCTGAAGAACTTAGAGGCCAATTAGGTGAAAGACTTGTTGGCGCATTTGGTATTGCTGCTAAGGCAATGGGGGTGACAACCGGAGAACTTAACAAGATGCTTCAAAAAGGTCAAGTATTAGCTGCTGACTTCTTGCCAAAGTTTGCGACCGAACTTGAAAACACTTTTGGGAAAGGCAATACTCAGGTTACTACACTTGCTGCAAGCCAAAACAGATTTAATTCATCCATTGATAGCTTAATACTTGCTATAGGTAACAAACTCAATCCATTCCTTAAAGATGCTTATGATTTAGCTGCTGGGATTGCTAAACAATTACAATCAGCTGCCGGAGGAGGAGAAGCAAAAAAAGCAACTGACGAACAGATTGCAGCTAAAAGAGTAGAGGCTGAATTAGCTCAAAAGATTCTTGATATAAGTATTGAGCAAGGAATTTGGATTAGTAGGCAATCAGCTGCAAGAGCTATGCTTGGTGAAATAGATAAAAAGATTGACCAAGCAATGATAAGGCAATCTGATGCAAGGATTGAAAAAGATAAGCGCAAACTTGATGCAGCAACTAAAGAAGTTGCCATTTTAAAAGAACAAGAAAGCCTTTATGAAAAGATTGCTGGAGTAATTGTAAATACTCCTCCTCCTCCTCCAGTTGAGGATGAGAAAGCAAGAGCCAAAAGACTAAAACAAGAATATGATGATAGATTAAAGTTACTTGAATTACTTAAGCAACAGCGAATTCTTCTTGGAGAACTTTATAACGATCCACTTGCTAAGATTGGAGCAGAGAAAGCCTTTCAAGAGGCCAAATTAAACCTTCAAAAAGAATATGCTGGCAAAGGTTATAAGATTACTCAGGCCGAAATAAAAGTTACTAATCTTGAAAGACTCAATGCTGAACAAGACTATAACCAGAAGGCCAAAGAACTTCGCATGGATAATTACAAGGATGTTCAAAAGACTGAGGAACAAATAAGAAAAGAGAGAGCAAAGACAATGCAAGAAGGTGTCAAGAATGCAATTGACTATAATAAAAAAATTGAGGATAATAATGCAGAGATGCTTCGCATTATAAACAGAGATAAAAAAGAAGCTGAAGATGAAAAAAATGCTATCATAGAAAAATCAATTGAATTAAGTCAAACAATAACTGATGGCGCATTTGGTATTTATCAAGCAAATCTTAATAAAGAAATGACTTTACTCAACAAAAGATATGAGGAGGAGATAAGACTTGCAGATGGTAACAAGCAGCGACTTACTGAAATTGAGCAAGAAAAAGCAGCAAAAGAAAAGGAAATAAAAACAAAGCAATTTCAGGCAGAGCAAGCTGCTGCTGTGGCAAGAGTAATATTTGAGACTGCCTCACAAGTTGCTAAATGGTCAAGCAGTCCAGTAACTGTTCCCTTAGCTGCTTTGACTTTAGCAGTTCAAGCTGCTCAGATTGGCTTCATATTGGCTCAACCTGTGCCTGAGTTTGCAGAAGGGACTAAAGGAAAGCCATTCAAAGGAGGTAAGGCAATGGTTGGAGAAAGAGGAGTTGAGAAAGTTGTGACTGAATCGGGCAAGGTTTACTTCACTCCACCAACTGCTACCCTGGTGGACTTGCCTAAAGGCTCTCAGGTTATTCCAAACCATGCCCTGAGCAAGCAAGAAATCTATTGGGGCAGTATGCAATCGGGTAGACAATCAAGCAGTGGAAGTCCAATGATTGGCAAATTGGATGAACTTGGAAGCATACTAAAAGGCTTGCCAATTACTCAACTCAACATGGATGAGAGAGGCTTTGAGAAGTTCATAAGAACACCAAGAAGGACAACTAAGATTCTTAATAATAGGTTTAGGACTGAGAATTAATGTTTGGTTTAGATAGAGGAAAGAGGGGTAGCATTGCTATCCCTTTTTTTTATCTATTTTTGAACCATGGCAGGATGGAATTTTTTTCTTAACGGCACTGAGGTAGAAGAACCAATTGGCTGGGATGCCATAGAGTTTACTGCTTTACGAATGGAGTCTCATGGCATAGACCAGCCATTCTCTACAGAAGTCAAATTTTATGAGAAAGGAGCAAAGATTATTAAGGCTCTTTATGATCAATATTTTATAAATGCTGAGATAAGCATCCAAATCACTTCTGATGTAGGCTACAATGGTGAGCCATATCAATTTGATGGCATGCTTAACCTGGCAATCTACGAGGAGCATAATGTTTGTGATACGGACACTTGGGAGATAACAGTAGGCATCATTGATGACAACTTCAGGGAGCAGTTTAAGGCAAGAGAGGATGTAGAGATTGATTTAACTGCAACAAAAGACCTTAATGGGAATACAATTGATCCTTTAGTTTGGAGGCAAACAAGGCTTCACATTCAAGACCTATTCTTGGTTGGTAATGGAGGCAACTTAAAAACATCAGAGGTAATATTTGCCTACAATAACCCGGCAGTTGTGCCTATCTACTGGAACAAGTCAGATTTTAAAGGCTCTTATGGAAGCACCTTTGATGTCAATGCAACTTTGATAAGTGCTTGGGGAGATAGTCCAATATTTGTAAACAATGGAAGCATTGCAAGGACTTTTACTTACACTGTTGATGTCAATGTTGATTTGACAAATATGAATGCATCAAATCCATATCAGATGTTTATTACTCTTGGTGTGGTTTCAGGCTCAACATTGGTTTCATTTCAAACCCTTTACACAACAGCATCACTGCCACCATTCAACACTGAGCATGTAGAATTTACTTACACTTGGACTGTGACACTTCAACCAGGGGAAAAGCTTAACTATGTGATTGAAGGAGAACTGCAAGGAAGTGCAGGAGGCTATAAGGCAGAGTTTGCGCTTGGAAATAAATTTGCTCTTGAGGAAATCAATGTTGATTCATGGGCTTCATTTGCTGAAACTTTAACAATTGAGGAGTATCTGAGAAGATGCATCTACTTGACTACTGGGAATGATGATGGATTGCTTTCAGATGTTTTCAGTGAGTCTGGTGATGGTTGCTATTGGAATAATGCCTTGACTAATGGAGTTAGATTGAGGCAAGCACAGACAAGCAACAATCTAAATGCCTATAAAACTTCATTCAAGAAAACATTTGAGGCACTTGATAGAATCTTCTGCCTTGGATGGGCATTTGAGTGGACAGGCACAGAATGGAAGATAAGAGTTGAGCCAAGGGAATACTTTTATGAGAACTCAATTAGCCAAGCCTTTGAGAATGTCGGTGAAGTAACCACAATGGCTAAGGTTGATTTGCTTGCCAACAATATCCAGCTTGGCTATGATGAGAAGTGGAAGAACATAGCCTTGTCAGGAACTTATGCCATCCACACTGATCGCAATTACTTTGTTGCAAATAAGGCAATGAATGAGAATTCTTCAGCCAAGTTAGATATCAGAAGTGGCATAATTGGTGAAGGATATGCAATTGAGTTCAGCAGAAGGCTTCAGGCTTTCTTTGATGATTCAGGTAGTTCAGACAGACCTAATGATTATGAAACATTTATCATTTGGCTCAATAGGTATGAAATAACTATTGAAGATGTTGAATTGACATGCTACAAATTGCCTGAACAAGTTGGAACAGCAGTCTTTAACCCAGGAACAGTAAGCCTTACAAGCAATCTCATTACTTTCTCAAATAGTGAGGTAGGTAATCTCTACAACATCTTTCATACTCCTGCTCGGATTGCATGCCGATGGTGGAAGGTTTTAGGCATGCATACTTATGGACTGACTAATCCAAGACTTCAATTTCAGGTTGGAGAGTATCAGACAGCCTATGCCAGCGCAATATCAGACTCTTCTGAGCCATGCATTCAGATACCTTCTGAGGTTACCATTGCAGAGAACTCTGATATTTATGCTGACATAATTGTGCCTGAAGCTGCTGAATATTTATTCAAGCCTATTGGTGTTGAATTTAGTTATCCTCAAAGTCTATGCGATTTCTTAACTTTGTCACAAGATGAGCAATACCGGAAAGTCAGGCTCACTTCAGGCAGTTTGGACATTCAAGGCTTTATTCAGGAGGCCACCAATCAGCCGGAGGATGCTTCCGGAGGTACAACAAAATTTACACTTCTTCAGGCCAATCAACTTGCCAACACTGGTGCAGCATTTGATGAAGGCTTTGATGATGGTTATCAGATAGGTCAATAATGCCAACAAACTACAATAGAGCCAATCTAATCACAGAGAGTTCAAGTCTCTTCCCTGATAATAATACTCAGGAGATTTCACCTGCTGATCTAAGGCAGTGGATTGAAGATGGCACTACATCCTTTGTAACTCAAAAGGATAAATCAACTCTTGAGAATAGCATATATGAGGCTCAAGCCTCAACATTAGTGGCAGGAGCAACAGTAAACTTGGCTCTTGCAACAGGAAACTATTTGCATATTTCAGGCACTGGAACAATCAACTCCTTTGGCACTTGTCCAGCAGGCGCAAGGTTCATCATCATGTTTGAGGATGCTGCTACATTGACCTATAATGCGACAAGCCTCATTATTCCAGGAGGGACTAACAAGACTGTTGTAGGAGGAGATTGTATATTAATACTTTCTGAAGGATCAGGCAATTGGCGCATTGTTGGCTATTTTGTTGGAGCAGGAATAGGTGCAGGAACAATTACTGGAGTAACTGCTGGAACTGGATTATCAGGAGGCGGAACAAGTGGTTCAGTTACTTTAAATCTTACTAATACTGGTGTTAGTGCAACATCTTATACCAATGCAGATATTACAGTTGATGCACAAGGTAGGATTACTGCTGCATCAAGTGGATCACCAGGAGGAGTAACTACTGTAACTGCCTCAACTCCTTTAGCATCTTCTGGAGGTATAACACCTAATATTAGCATTTCAAAAGCTGATGCCACAACAGATGGATATTTAGACAATGCTGACTTTGCAACATTTGCTGGTAAGCAAGATGTACTTAGTGCAGGAACTGGAATTAGTATTTTAAGTAACACAGTTACTAATACTGCTCCGGATCAGACAGTTTCCTTAGCTTCAGGAACTGGAATCAATGTGACTGGTACTTATCCATCATTTACAATTGCCAATACAAGTCCATCAAGTGGTGGTACAGTAACAAGCATAACGGCAGGCACTGGCCTAAATGGAGGCACAATAACTGGTTCAGGAACTATTGACCTTGCCAATACTTCTGTTACTCCTGCTGCCTATACAAATGCAAATATTACTGTTGATGCTCAAGGTCGGATTACTGCTGCTGCCAATGGTACAGGAGGAGGAGTTTCATCAGTAGCAACTGCTGGCTTGATTTCAGGAGGTCCAATAACTTCAACTGGCACAATCACCACATCAATGGCTGACCAAAAGCTTGTTGGAAGATATGCAGGAACTACCGGGATAATGCAGGAGATAACAGTTGGCTCAGGTTTAACTCTAACAGGAGCAGGCACATTAAACAACACTGCTACACCAACTCCTTTAGGTTATTATGGTGCATTTCAAGATAGTACTACACAATCAGCAGCAGCTATAAATACAGCCTATTCTGTTAAGCTAAATACGACAGACTTATCCAATAATGTAACTGTTGTAAATGATGGAGGCGGAAATCCAACAAGAGTGACATTAGCTAATGCAGGAATTTATAACATACAATTCTCACTTCAATTAGAAAAAACTGGAGGAAGTGGGAATATGATAGCTGATGTATGGATCAGAAAAAATGGTGTAGATATCCCTTCGACTACTGGTAAAGTAGTTTTAACTGGAAGTGCAAATGCTTCTCCAGTTATTGCTGCTTGGAATTATGTTCTTGATTTATCAGCAGGAGATTACATTCAATTGATGTGGGCTACATCTAACACTAATGTTGAAATTGTAGCATCTGCTGCCGCATCTCCTCATCCTGCAATTCCATCAGTAATATTAACTGTCACCCAACAATCAGGGATCATGGCCGGTAGTGGTATTACATCAATAAACTCACTTACTGGAGCAGCGCAAACAATTGCAACTGGCACAACTGGAACTGACTTCGCAGTTGTTTCTTCAGGCACTTCTCACACATTGAATCTGCCTGATGCTTCAGATACTGCAAGAGGATTAATTACTACTGGAAATCAGACTTTAAAGGGAGTTAAGACCTTTGGAAATGGCACAAGTGCAGGAGAGATCAGGTTTCTTGAGCCTTCAGGAGATGGAACTAATTATGTGGCATTAAAGTCTCAAGCCACTACTGCCGACTATTCAATTACCTTGCCTCCTGCTGCTCCAAGTGGCGCACAATATTTACAATCAACCGGAGTTGGTGGAGTTCTTCAATGGACTTCAGGAACAACTACTGGAGTAAGTAGCATTGGAACTATAAACTCTGCCACCAAAAATCCAAATGGGGCAGTAATATCAGGTTCAAACATAATAATGCAAACTGCTGATGCCACCAATGTTGGATTAGTAAGCATTGGAACTCAAACTTTTGCAGGTGCAAAGACATTCAGTGATGCTGCTACATTTAGTGTAGCTGGTAATTCTAACACTGCTCAAATAACATTTACAGGTTCAACTGTTAGATGGATAGATTTTGGAGCAATTTTAGGAAACGCACCAGCTATAACTGGGGTAAGTGGAACTACAAGGTCGACTGGAACAAAATTAGTATTATATAAAAATAATAGTGCTACTCTTACCGACTTCGCAATAGGTTTAAATGGTACTACTGCAAGTGAACTTTGGATAGGATCAGAAAGTACTTCATCAAATGTTTCAATTTATGGAGGAACAACAAGATTGGCTCAATTTACAGGCTCAGGAATAACTTTAGGAGCAGCAGGTTCAAATAGTGCTGCTCAAATAGTTATTAATGGAGCATCTTTTCAATGGATTAATTTTAGTGCAGGGAATATTAATGCTCCTACTTTTACAAATAGATCATCAGGAACTAAATTAGTATTATATTCATTAGTGGGAGCAAATGATGCTGATTATGCCTATGGCATGCAAGGGAGTGCAATGTGGGCATCTATTCCAAGAAATAATAATACTTTTAACTTCTTTTGGTATGGTGGAATCACTCAAATAATGGGATTGAGAGGGGATGGTGTATTAACTTTAACTGGCACTTTAGCTTTAAGGGCTGGGGCTGCCGCAGCAGGATCTGCTCCTTTAGCATTTACTTCCGGCACTAATCTAACAACACCTGTTAATGGGTCGATGGAGTACAATGGTACAAACCTATTTTTTACAAGAGCAGGGGCTGTAAGAGAGGGTGTATTAACACAATCTGCTGTAACAACAGAATTTTTGATTTCAGATACTTCTGTTACTGTAAATATTGGAGGAACAACTTACAAATTGCTTGCTAAAGCATAAAAAATTATGAGCAACAACTTAATTATAGTACCAATTAGCAACGAGCCTATATACGGTTTCAAGCGGACTGCAACAATGGCTGCCATTTTAATTAATGCATTGCCATTTATGGGTGAAAATGTCAATCTTACGGTTCAAGTGAATTACTTTGAACCAATTACAGATGTTCCTATAACAATCATCCCTCCAAAGATTGTCAATTTGATTGCAGTTGGTGTAGAGTTTGATTATTACATGAGTCTGCTTGATCAACCAGTTGTCATTCAAGACTTAGTAATTGCCAAAATTGAAGAAGCAGATCAACAAGGAAGATTCAATTGATTTATGATAATTTACAAAAAGGCACTAAACATTAAGAACTTTCACGAAGGGATTAAATCAATTCCTGATGTGGCTGACTATGCTCCAGTAATTCAATTGGGGAAGCTTGTGAAAAAGTTGCAATTAATTTTTGAGCAAATCAATGAAGACATTGATGATCTTAGAATTGAGCATTGCAACAAGGAAAACAATAAAATCACAAGGGATGCTCAAGGCAATTATGAGTTTACTGCCGAAGGAGAGAGAGCATTCAAAAAGGCATACAAGGAACTTTTAAACAAGGAAGTTGTCTTTGAATTTATTCCTTTGAATTATGCAGAATTGTGCCAAATACTACCTTCAGACTTTGCAAAGCAAAATCCTTGGGATATTGTGGAAGAAGTCTTAGAACCATTCTATTTTAATGAATAAACCTAATTCATTCTATCGATTTCAGCCTGCTTGGAATACAGGATTCTACCCTGACAATCAAATAACTGCCAATCTTCTTAATGAATTGGCTACAACTATTGATGGTTGGTTGCCTGGTTATTTTCCTGGTAAGACCTTAAGTCAATTGGTTGCAGGAGTAAGAGAACAGATGGAGTTATTCAATGTCTCTCCTTACTTTGGAGGCTTTACATTAACCTATCAAACTATTTCAGACTTTCCTAACTGGGAGTATAACATCAATATTAGGAATGCTGATTTAAGTGCAACTGATAATACTCAGGTTGTAGTAGTCAATGGCTTTTTTAATAATACAACCAAAGAAGTCCTTAATGGGAATGTGATAGCATTTATTCCGGGCAGTTATTCAGGCACATTTGATTTTTCAGCCATTCCAATTGAGGCAGAAGTTAATCGGGCATTGCAGATTGTTGAGCAGAATGGTTCAGCTTTCTTCCCAATGACTTACTCTTATGATTCTGTTACTGGAATTGCCACAAGTGGCTTGGCAAGAGGCAAGAATTGGCAGCTTGATTCCTCAGGAAATTATACAAGGCTTCCTGCCGACACTTTGCCTAAGCAGAATGCAAGGACATTCAATGTTGCTGCTCAGACTGCTGAGGATAGGTACTGCATCAGCCTAATGGAGAAGGTTATTAATTATAGCCTAACCGAGACTGATGAAACTCTGATTGAATCCTATTTTAATACATTCAGTCTTCCTAATGGATGGAATGCATCATTTGATATAGTATCAGGAACTTATACAAGGATTTTTTGCTTGTTGTATCGTGATGACAGAAGCTTACTAATGATTGGCAGGCTTGACACCAATTGGCTATGGCAGAGATTTATAAATGAATCAGGAAGTACAGATACAAGTCCATTTGCATATTCATCAACTACACCATTGCCTTACTCGCCATTGGTAAGTTATCAGTGGCTTTATGGCGATTGGTATGACATGGAGTTTATTGAGTTTAATTCAGGTTGCTATGTGAGTCCTGAGTTCTATGCCATGCCTGCAATCCCTGGAGACAATTGGCAGTTCAATGTGCCATCTGATGAGGGAAATTTAACCGGAGTTACTTCTGCCAATGTAGGTTTATTCACTCAAGATGGTCAATTCATTCAGCAGATAGGTCAAGCAAGTTTGCCATCATACAATCTTACTGAGTATGGCATGTATGGTGCAGCAGGGGCAAGAGGAACTTATCAAGATTGGTATGATGCTGAATATTATTCTGCATATACTTTAAATTTTCAAACAACTGATTGCAACGGTGTAACCACAGGAGACATTCTTGCAACAATTCCAATTGGTGGAATTACAACAGATGACTTTAATGAATTTAAATCTGTTGTTGAAAGCTTGGCTTGGCCTGCATGGTTATCTGTTGTAGTTGAATTGGATATTGCCGGTAAAGTTGAATTTTACTTTACATTTACTAATCCACCAACTTGCTTTTGCTCAATTGCTGCATGGCAATTAAATGAGGAAACAGATGAAACAGTTTATTTCATCAAGCCTTTGATTTATTCTAATGTTGCAAATCCAACTCAATTGCAGGCTACAAGTTTGATTCCAGCAGTTGCTTCGGGTTGTTATAGACTTGGAGTTTACAATGAATCAGAAGGAGGCTTTTACCTTTATTCTCTAAGCAACATCATAAACATTGATGCCTCTGATTGCTTTTCCACAATGCTTGAGTTTTGGGCAAATGACAATTCAATTGCTCAGGGGTTTGAGTATTTTAATGATTGGAAGCAGAGAATAAGACTTGGCCTAAATGGAGGAGGAGCAAAGCCTGTAATTGAGGAAAATCTTTACAGACAATCCAATGGAGTTCATAGAAGACCTCAGAACAAGCAAGATTTATCATTAGATTTGCATACTGATTTTATTGATGAACAAACTCAGCTTGCGTTTGTTGATGCCACTCGACATCCGTACTTAGTTTGGAACAATAAGTCAATCTTTGTGAAGGGAGATATTGATGTTGCCACCATTCAAGATTTCACTACACAATCCTCATTTGAAACCTTAGCTCAGGTTAAGTTTTCGGCACTTCTTCAAGGCTTCCAGCCTAAAAACTCAAGTTGTTTAACTTGCTAAAACTATGTCAATATTTTCATTAACATGTCCGGATGTAGGATGCTATCAGAATTTTCTGTGTGATCCTGAGTTTCAAAATAAAATCATTGCAGTGGCCTATGTAAAGAAGTCATCTGCACTTACTTCCGTTGAAAAGGCAACTGCTGATTCATGGATTGCTGCTCTCTATGAGAGATACCTTGATGGTGAGGGCTACCTTGTCCTTAACACATCAGGAGAGAAGCCTAAGCCTGACACTGCTACAACAGCAGGCCGAGGCATGCAAAACACCAAGGCCCTTGCTAAGACTCATACATTGACTTATCAAGACATGCAAGGTGTAGTTCAGAATAATGTTCAGTTTTACAATGACATTCTTGCTTCTGCTCAGAATTATGACTTCTATTATTTTACTCCTAACAGAATTTGGGATGCTTCCGGTTACTATGTAACAGTAATTGGTGATCCAATTGTTACAGCAGACCTTAATACCTATCAAATGGCTGAGGTAACTGTAAACTGGGTTTCTAAAGTCAATCCTTTGCCTTATGAGTTTGATACTGATACCTTCCTTGAGGGCTTGTATTATATCATCAGCTTCACAGGTTCAGGAAACACTTATATTGGCAACACTATTACAAGTGGATGTGGAGCAACAGAATCAACTACTTTTTCTGCTGTGTTAAACATTGGCGCAATTTCAGGCGCACCTGCTCAAAGTTGGTCAATTGATGAAGTAAGTGGAAGTGAGCCTATAGCTGATATTGCTCTTGGAATTGATGCAACAACTGGAGTTTTAACTTGGACTCCTGGCGGTGGGGCTTATGATGGCACATACATTTTCACGGTTACTGTTACCAATGAGTATGGCTGTGTATTCGGTCAGGAGACTATCAAACTTAATGTTCTTTGCGACTAAGTAAATAAGGGATGGAGGAGTTAATTGGACAATTATTTTCAACCCTCATGGATCGGGAGATTCGTGAGGGCAAACTTGAGTACATTGAATGTGCCAGGGAGAAGGCTGAAGAGTTAGAGTATCACTTTGAAAATGAATATCCAACTAAACTCCTCCTTACTCAACATCCGAGTGAAGAGCCTTGGATGAAGGACTATCGCAAAAGGCGATGGCAAGCACCAACAACAACAGCCACAGGCAGAGTATTTAATTCCTTCAGAAGATTCAGCAGGCTGATGACTTTAAAATCACATTTGAATCAGACTTTAAAAAAACAGGTGTTGCTGAGAGAATAGGCTTGCAGGATAACACCTTGCAGTTCTATGTAGAGAATGCTCTGCCTAAGTTTGGCAGCCTTGAATCATGGGCATTTAATGTCTTCTTAAAGACCTATCTACAAGATGCCAATGCAATTGTGGCAGTGTTACCATACTATGAGGATTTTGTAGAGAATCCAGCAGGAGTAACCACTTTAGATTGGTCAAAACCTTACCCACAGACAATTTTCTCCGAAGATTTAATTTTTGAGGAAGAATCTTTTGTGATTGTTAAAGCTGAGGATTATGAGGATATGAACCGCAAAAAGTGGGATCAATTCTTGTGTATCACTATGGAGGGCTTAGTCCTTTTTAGGCAAGTCAATGAATATACTTATGACAATCCTTTCCAAGTTTTTATTCTCCCTTATAAATTCTCCTACCTCCCTGTTGTCAAGGTTGGAAGTGTTATTTATGAAGAGGAAGATGGTAATTTGGTTTTTGATTCGGTTCTTGCTCCTTGTCTTCCTGCTTGGAATGAAGTATTATTTAGGACAGATGATTTAAATATCCTTTGGGCTACGCATGCTCTTCCGCAGAAATGGGCATTAAAGATGTCTCCTTGTAAGACTTGTAATGGCACAGGACAACGCACAAACAGAAAAGAGGAGAGAGTAGGCTGTAATGATTGCCAAGGCTCAGGAAGAGCCTCAAGCAGTCCATTCGGATTGATGGAAATAAACATTGATAGAGTTTCTGCTGTTAATCCTAATCCTATTGTTCCACCTGTGCCTCCGGCTGGATATATTGAAAGACCTACTGAGACAGTAAGATTATTCCAGGAGGACATCATTCAAAAAGAGTTTCAAGGCTTCAAGGCTATTGGTCTTGAATTACTTGGACAGATTCCTGCTGCTCAATCAGGGATTGCAAAAGAGTATGACAGAAAGGAACTAAATACCTTCTGCTATTCTGTAACTGTCCACTTGGCTCAGGTTTACAATAAGGTTTGCTTTCACATCCTATATCAGCGTTATAATAGCCTATTTGCTTCATCCTTAATGGATAGTGACAAGGTCAAAGCAGCATTACCTCAGATTACAGTGCCTACTGACTTTGATGTAATGACCACTGATATGATTGGTGAGATGCTGACAAAGGCAAGACAAGGAAATTTTGACCCATTGATTATCTCAGGAATTGAAGATGATTATGTTGAGAAGCTTTATGGTGAAAACTCAATCCAGCAGATTTATCTTAAGATATTGAAGCAGCTTGATCCATTGCCATATAAGACAACAGATGAGAAGACCCTTCTGCTCAATAGTCAAGGATGTTCACTTCAGGATTATGTCTTGAGTGCTAATCTTCCAGCATTTGTGATGCAATTAGTAGATGAGAATGCTATGTGGTATGATTTGCCAATTCAAGTTCAAAGGGCGCAAGTAGAGGCAATGGCAGCAGCCAAGGTTTCTCAGATTAAGTCTGCTGTTGTTCCAATCATGCCTCAAGGAATGTAATGCCTACAGACAAGCAGTTAGCCATCATCAGGAAAATCCAGCAGATTCAGTTGGATATTGAGAATGGGATGGCTGATGCTTTGCCTAAAGTATTCAAGACTCTAAGCAATGAAGTAATTGACTTAGCATCTGAACTCAGTCTTAATCCTAAAGATAGGGCTAAGACTTTAAGAGAGATGATCAAGCTTAAGAAGGACATCTCGGATGCTATAGTCAATAATGCAGCCTATCAAACAGAAGTTGTGGCTGTCATTAATGGCTACAAGGCACTTGCAGAAGCATCCAATGAATATTTAAGTTTAATTCTTGATGATTTTTCCCCGAAAACTGAACTTTATAAAGCCATTCTTGACACTAATATTGAAGTTACTAAGGATGCTCTTATAGGTTCAGGCATCAGAAACAATTTCAGCAATGCAATTCAGGAGGTGCTAAAGAACAACATAGCTGGAGTAAGCAATCGGGCAGAACTTAACAAGACTTTAAGGCAGTTTATTGAAGGCACACAGGATGATTTGCCATTCTTGAACAGATATATCAAGCAGACAACAAACGACTCTGTAAT